CGGCCATGGCTGGTGTCCGCGTTGACGTCGATCTCCACACGCAGGCCTTTGGCATCTTCGGCAAGGCGAAGTGTGCCGTTGCCGCTGGTGCCCAGCAGCTTGGCCGGGTCGTGTTCGAAGAGAGCGCGGACCTGCCGACCACTCTGGAGCGAGCGGCCGAAGGCACCCGGGACGATCAGCTCACGGAACTTCCCAAGGTCCACCTCGGCATTGAAGACGGCGGCGTAACCGACAAGGGTGTTGCCCTGGCCGGCTTCACCGTCCCGAACCTCCAGAGCCTCAAATTGGACGTATCGTGTTTCCATGCTCATCTGTTGATACTGTCACGATGCTGATGACTTCACTCAGTCGTCATCAAAAAATCTTTCAGCAGGTCAGGGCGCGGACAATCTGCTCAGCCCGGCCCGACCCCCACTGGGCCAGCAGTGCATCCATGGTGCCAGTCTCAAAAGCCTCCACGACGGCGGCACGGGCGTCCTCGCAATGGATGGCTGGGTAATCGTGTCGGTTCAACGGGGCGGCCAGAACCTGCTCCACGTGGCCGGCATGGTCGGTGAACCACTCATCCGCCCAGCGCCGGAACCCGGCGGCATCGCCTGCGTGCTTCCTGGCGGCGCGGGCGACGGCGTTGATTTCTTTCGTGGTGATGGTCCTGGCGGCGTTGAGCAGCAGGGCGCGGGCGGGCTCGTCGTTGCGCTGGGATGCGGGGGCGCTGTTGAGCGGGCTGAGCACCTCATCCCCGCCGGTGATTGGCGGCAAGCCCTCCAGCTTGCGGGCTTCGTTCACGGTCATGAAGGGCCCGCCGACGGCGGTCTGGTGGGCGGCGTACCGATCGCGCAGGCTGGCCCGCACCAGGGCGTCGAGGTTGAACCGGATTTGCAGACGCTGCCGCTCGTCCTCGCGCAACAGCTTGCGGTTCAACTCCTGCTCAATCTTGATCGCCCAGGGCTGGATGGTCTCGGTCCTGAACTCTTCCGTTGCGTGCTCGACATTGTTGTAATGCGCCTGGTCATACAGCCCCAGCTTGTGGGGTGGGCAGCGGTAGATACCGGCGATCTCCAGCGTCTGGTGCTTTCGACTTTCCAAGGCCTGGGCCTCTTCTGGCGACACACCCATGCGGTGGACCTTGAGACCCGGCGCGGCGGCGACCTTATGGGCGCCGCCCAGACCGGTGTATTCGGCGCGCCACTTTTCCATGAAGAGGTTGAATGACTCGCGGCTCATGGGTGGCAGTTCCACCACGGAGCCGATGTTGCAGCCATTTGCGAAGAACCTCGCTGAGAACTGCTCCAGGGCGACCGAGAGCCCGATGGTGTTTCGTGCGACTTGGATCGGCGACAGGCCGACGATGCCGTCGAGGGTCACGTTGGGGGTGTGGATGATGTCCTGCGGCCTGAGCGCCTGCCCCGTGCCCGCCAGCCCGGTCTGGTAGAGCAGGTCGCCGTTGCGGCGCAGGGGTGCGGTAGAGCCGGCCCGGAGCGGGTACAGGCCGATGGGGGTGTAGGTGTCGTCACGCTCAATGAAGGCGTAGCCGTTGCCCCACAGCAGGAGGTTCATCGCGAAGGCCTCCACGAACACCGCCGGGGTCATGTACGGGTTGGGTGAATCGAGCAGCGCCCGCACCGGGTGGTCATAGACCTTGCCCCCGTCGCGGCGGTCGATGATGTGGATCGGCAACGAGGCCAGGGCGTTGGCGATGACCGTCACGCAGGAGTACACCGCACGACAGGCGAGGGCTGACTCGTGCGTGATGTTGACGCCCGCATCCGAGGGGCCCGCGACGTAGGGCCCGAACAGGGTCAACGGCGACAGCAGCAGATCGCCGCTGCGGTGCTCGACCGGGGCGGGTGGTGCGGAGCGACGAAATAGACTGGCAATGAATCCCATGGTGTTCCTAACTCCCCCCGATCACACGAACGCGAACGGGAAATCTTGATAAAAGGTCGGCTCGTCATCCCTGGCCGCGCGGATGTCGTTGCCCAGGGCGAAGCTCAGGGCGTCGATTCCGTCAATCTTGCGTGTGTCCTTGGGTTTCACCGTCTTGATGAGCCCGTCCGCGTCCTCGTGGACCTCCACGTTGGAGGCCATCCAATTCAAGATTGGGTGATTGCCGTGCCGCAATCGACGCTCCAGCACCAGCCGCTCCAGGTGCCGCAGGACTGGATTGGTCATCGTGCGGCGTTGCCAAAACTCAAAGACCGTGAAGCCGTCGCCCTGCAACTGACTGGCGATCTGCTGAGCAAATTTCGGGTCATAAGCCAGCTCCGTGATCCTGTAACGCTGGCCCAGTTCCACGATGCGCCGGCGGATGTGGTCATAGTCGATGTAGTCGCCGGGGGTGGTTTCGAGGTAACCATCCTGGACCCACTGGCGATAGGGCACGCCGGCTTTCTTCTCATGGTCCAGCACCGTGTCGGCAGGGATCCAAAAATACGGCAGCACATCGCGGGTGCCGTCCACGTTGGGGAAGACGAGCACCAGGGCGGTGACGTCGTTGGTGCCCGACAGGTCCAGCCCCGCCCAGCACTCCCGCCCCTCGTAGTCGGCGGGGTCGATGTCGGCGGCACACTCGAGCCACCGATCGAAGGGCAGCCATTGCGAGATGCTGCCCACCCATTGGTTCAGGCGGAACCGGCGGAAGTTGTTTTGCAGGGTAGGTGAGTCTTTGGCCTTCATCGCTTCGGCGCGAACCTCATCCTCCATGATGGTCACGCCCAGTGACGGATTCGCGGCACGCCATGCGGCGGGGTCGGTGATGTCGCAGCCGTCCGGTGCGGCGGCGATGCAGGCGAACGTGTAGGGGTCGTCAATGGCACCGCTGATGATCTTGGCGGCCCGGTCGTGCAGTTCCCACCCGATGGAGTCGCGGTCCTCGCCGGCGGTCGTGATGGTCATGGTGAGCGGCTGACGACGGGCGGCACCAGCATATTGGAGGGTGTTCCAAAGCTGGCGGCTCCGGCCCTTCAAGCGGTGGGCTTCGTCGATGACGATGCCGCTGGCGTTCACGCCGTCGGCGCTGTCACCGTCACTGGAAAGAGCCTGATAGAAGCCCGACGTGCGATGGACCACCAGGCGCTTGGTGTGCTCCTTGATGTCGATGAGTCGCTGGAGTGCCGGCGACTTGCGGACCATCTTGGCGGCTTCCTGGAAGATGATGCCCGCCTGGGTGCGGGTGGTGGCGGCGCTGTAGAGCTGGGGCTCGGGCTCACCATCGGCGATGAGCAGGTAGAGCGTGATCGCGGCGGCGAGGGTGGATTTGGAATTCTTTTTGGCCACCTCGATGTAAGCCTGCCTGAACCGACGCGAACCATCCGCCCGACGCCAGCCGAAGATGTGACCACACACCTCGCGTTGCCAGGGCATGAGCCTCATGGGGATGGTGCCCGCCGCGTCGGCCTCGGGCGTGGGATGGCTGGGTGCGATGCGGATGAACCGCTCGCAGAACTGGGCGAACCGATCGGCGGCGGCCTGGTCGAAGTAGCAGCCCGCCAGCAAGGCGCTGTGGTCGATGCGGCCACGCACCCAGTGCGCCCAGCCTTCGCGACGGGCGCGGGCGAGCGCGGCCTCGAGTTGTCCGGCAGGTGCGATCATGATCGAAGAAACTGCTCCAACTCATCGTGTGCGGGTGTTGGTGCTACGTTGATCCGGCTGCGAGCGGACGGGCACATACCAAAGCCCTGCTCCAGGCGGTATAGCTGGTCGGCGAGTGAACGAGCGATGCTGACGTAGGGCGACGGCTGCAGGAATTTCACTTTGCCCGACTCGTCGCGGATGGGCACCACCTCGCCCGTGCGCTGGATCATCGCCTCCGCCTGACGCCACCTGACCCACAACACGCAGTAGCGGGCCAGGGCGTTACGGTCGATGCGACCGGCCAGCCCGGCGGCGATGAGGCTGGGCACGATGCGCTGCCATTCCTGCTTGGCTTCCTTGGACATCCAGGTCGGACAGACCGGCTTGCCCTCGGCGGCGGCCTCGTTGATCGGGGCGCGGTCCGGGCGGTAAGTGCCCTCCAGCACCTTGGCCGCTGTCGGTTTGGGTTGTGGCCCCCGCAGGCCCATCAGGCTGCCTCCTGTCGTGACGACATGCCCAGTAGGTTGTCGCGGATGTGTTGCGCGATCGACCGCATGAGCAGCGGCGGCACGCTGTTGCCGATGCGTCCGACCTGTTGCTCATACGTTCCTACGAACTTGAACTCATCGGGGAACGAGCCGAAGCGGGCGAACTCACGCACGGTGAAGCGCCGGCGCTCAGCCCAGTGCATCGCCCCGTGCATGCCCAGCACGCCGTCGTTCTTCCTGATCGTGTTGGCGGGTCTGTCGGGGTGGAACTTGAGGCAGTTGAACCCAGCAAGTCCGAGGTAAGCGTGCCGGTTCTTGCCCACTGGCACAAGGTGCCAGTCCTTGAAGCTTCCATGCCTTTGACCTGCGGCCAGGAGCATCGCCACTTCCGCAGGATCATTCACCACATCGGCGATGGCCTCACGCGTCGGGATGACTCGTGACCATGGCTTGGGGTGTGATGGCTCCACGCCCAGGTCATCACGTACACCGATGAAGATCAAGCGCTCACGGGCCTGGGGGACGCCGAAGTATTTGGCGTTCAGGACGCGGGTGCGGACGCGGTAGCCGCTGGCCTTTAGCTCGCGAAGGCAGTCGGCGAACACCAGCTTCATCTTGCCGGCGACCATGCCCTTCACGTTTTCCATCACGAGTGCCCTGGGCTTGAGCCCCCGCAGCAGCCGCACGTAATCGCGGAACAACTGGTTCCGCTGGTCGGCAAAGTCGCGGCGTCCGGCGGTGGAGAAGCCCTGACAGGGTGGTGAGCCGTCGAAGACGTCAAGCTCACCTGGCTGCAGTCCCGTGCGTGCCAGCACTTCATCCACAGAGAGCTTGGTGATGTCACCAGCAACGTCCACGTCGGGGAAGTTCGCCTTGAAGGTGTTGATCGCTGCCTCGTCATACTCGACCGCGAACAACTCGCGAAAGCCCGCCATGCTGTACCCAAGAGAAGATCCACCGCACCCCGCAAAGGTGCTGATCACCGTCAGGGCATTGGCTGCGCGTGGGGCAAGATGAGCCTGCCAAGCTGCGGCAAGGGAGCGTGAGTAGGGAGTTGATTGGATCACAGCGGCACCACGCCTCCACAGTGTGGACAGGTCACCGTCTCGACATCGTCGGCGCACGACTCGTCAATCTCTTTGCCTGCCGCGTCGTCGGGCAGTGATGGTCGCCCCCGCGCCTCACTGATCAGGGCGGCGATTTCGTCGGGGGTCCAGCCGGTGGCGAAGGCGGCCTCGGCGTTCTCCACCTGCAGTGACTCAAGCTGGCGGGCCAGGGCCTCACGATCCCACTCGGCCAGTTCCGCCGCGCGGTTATCCGCGATCGCGTAGGCCGTCGCCTCTGCGCCCACCAGGTCGGAGCGGCTGACGGCGATGTGGGTCCAGCCCAGTTCGCGGGCGGCGGCAAGTGTGCCGTTGCCTGCGATGATCACACCATTAGCGTCGGCAAGAATCGGCCGCTGCTGACCGAAGCGCCGCAGGCTCCCCTTGATGGCCTCGAGGTTGCGCACGGGGTGAAGCCGCACGTTCGAAGGGTCAAGGGTCAACCCCTCGATTGGCTCGGCCAGGCTGCGCAGCGCTGGGCTGATGTGGTTCAGGTTGACGTTTGAGGTTTTGGACATTGGCATGGGCTCCATGGACGACT